CATTGTACTGTATTTTACCATAGAAAAGCAAGTTTATCCAGTGTCAGATCCACCAAATATACAGCGAAAATATCGCCTTATGTTCTGTACATTTAGCCGCTTGCTATACGCCGAAAGGTATGGTAATATACAGTTACCGAAAGGGGTGCGGGTGTCCGGTGGACACCTCTGCGAAGCAGAAGCACCGACCGAGGCGACAGCCGAGACAACAACCAAAAAAACGGAGGAAAAACACAATGGTAGCATACGGAA